TGTGATTTCATCCAATGCATACTTAAAAGCCCTGCTAATCGGACTGATGTCTGATGCCATTCCAAAAGCACACAAGACCGAAGCAATAAATCTCCAGTCCGTTCTGCTTATCTTCGATTCATGACAGCCAATCATCTTTGCCAGACCGCGCTGGGTAAGCGTTGACAGGTTGATGAGTAAATCTGTTTCTGCGCGATCAACGTCGCGCTGTGATAGTTTGCTGTAACTTGTTTGTTCCATTTCTTAATATTTCCAATAGTGAATAGTTAGTTGAAAGGTATGCGTGGAAACGCATATGACCTTAGTTGGTCAGATATATTGGGACTCGCTTTGTCAGCGACGTAGGACGAATGTCCATTGTGAAAATAGCGGTGTTACTTATGCAGTTGTTTTTTTGTTACTTGGAAAGGGCTTTACCTCTTCCGCATAAACGCTTCCATCAGCGTTTATAGTTAAAAAAATATTTCGGCCTGCATGAATGGCCTTGTTGATCGCGCTTTGATATACACCGAGATCTTTAGCTGTCTTGGTTTGCCCAAAGCGCATTGCATAATCTTTCAGGGTTATGCGTTGTTCCATACAACCTCCTTAGTACATGCAACCATTATCACCGCTAGAGGTAAAATAGTCAACACGCACGGTGTTAGATATTTATCCCTTGCGGTGATAGATTTAACGTATGAGCGCAAAAAAGAAACCATTAACACAAGAGCAGCTTGAGGACGCACGTCGCCTTAAAGCTATTTATGAAAAAAAGAAAAATGAACTTGGCTTATCCCAGGAATCTGTCGCAGACAAGATGGGGATGGGACAGTCAGGCGTTGGTGCTTTATTTAATGGCATCAATGCATTAAATGCTTATAACGCCGCATTGCTTGCAAAAATTCTCAACGTTAGCGTTGAAGAATTTAGCCCTTCAATCGCCAGAGAAATCTACGAGATGTATGAAGCGGTTAGTATGCAGCCGTCACTTAGAAGTGAGTATGAGTACCCTGTTTTTTCTCATGTTCAGGCCGGGATGTTCTCGCCTGAGCTTAGAACCTTTACCAAAGGTGATGCGGAGAGATGGGTAAGCACAACCAAAAAAGCCAGTGATTCTGCATTCTGGCTTGAGGTTGAAGGTAATTCCATGACCGCGCCAACAGGATCCAAACCTAGTTTTCCTGACGGGATGTTAATTCTGGTTGACCCTGAGCAGGCTGTTGAGCCAGGTGATTTCTGCATAGCCAGACTTGGGGGTGATGAGTTTACCTTCAAGAAACTGATCAGGGATAGCGGTCAGGTGTTTTTACAACCACTAAACCCACAGTACCCAATGATCCCATGCAATGAGAGTTGTTCCGTTGTGGGGAAAGTTATCGCCAGCCAGTGGCCTGAAGAGACGTTTGGTTAAGGCCAGCAACGGATCACAACAAACACATGGGGCGGCGGATTAAGGGTGATGGAGAATCGAAATAAGTTGAGGTCAACATGAACACGTTCAGCATAATCGCGATACCTTTTTTTGCCCTTTCAGTGGTTCTGTTGACTCTTGGCGCTACCAGGAAGAACCAAGCCAGCTTCATCGTTGGCGGCGTGTTTATGGCGTCATGCGTGGTTAATGCCATTATCGGCATGTCTCTTTGAGCGCTATGAGATCAGGCATCCTCGTTACTTTGTCATGTGTGACAGCCTGGTATGCACTCTGCGAGCTTTGATGTGGTTTACCACTTTAATAGTCACCGTATCACTAAACTGATTAGCTTTACTCATACTCTTGTGGATTCGCTATTTCTGATGTCAATGCAAAAAAATACTAAGGAAACAAAAAGGATACTTATGTCAGATAACACTATTAAAATCATACCTCAGCACATGACCGCCACATCAGTTCTTATTACGCCTGATCGTGCTGAAACAATCATTACTTTTTACCGCCATGAATTTGAGCATCACATGCAGTCTGATGAGCAAGGAAATAATAGCTTCCAAGTAAAAGTTGAGTTGACCCCTAACATGTCAGTCTCAATGAGCCCGGATCAAGCTGTTGCATTAGTAAAATCATTACAGGTAGCTCTCAGGGATAATGGGCTATGGAAAGACTGAAGCCAGTTTCTTCAGTTCAACCTACCTCAGGAACAACATCATCAGTTCTTCCAAGTATTATAGTTAGTGCAACCCTAGCAGCGACAACCGTTTCTCCTTATGGGGATCCATCTCAGTACCAAAGTATTGGTATTGATGCTAAGGTATCAAATAGAGTTTCATACGCCATGGACGAAACGGGTTTGCGCCCAAGTAAGGAAGATGTAGCGATGAAGAGTGATACCCTGGAGGTAAGCGTGAGCGGAATGTCCAGAGAAGAACTTGACGCAAAGCTTTCACAAAACAAATCAGAGGTAGAGTCTATTGCTGCGGAAATGCGTCGCGAATCAGCTGACTTTAAAACCTATTATACTCAGCAATTTTCTTCTATTGAGAGAGGTATTGCTGAAATTAAAGGTGAAATCGGCGGTTTGAAAACGGGACTTACAACGACTCAGTGGGCGATGGCCGTTGGCTTGACTTTAGTTACTGTGATTCTGTCTGGCGTGATGTTAGCCTCAAGTTGGATTATCTCCGGCAATGACAAGTCACCATCAGTAACCAGCCCGGCTCCAATTATAATACAGGTACCGACACAGCAACCATTAACGAGCGCTCCAACTAACCAATCGTCATCACAACAAGCTCCTAAGCAATAAATAAACCCGGCCACCGCGCCGGGTTTTCTTTGCCTCACGTTCGCCCCAAAACACATAACCAATTGTATTTATTTGAAAATTAATAGATACAACTCACTAAACATCGCAATTCAGATCTCTCGATCACCTCCCAAGCCACACACCCCTGCAAAAAAATAAATCTATATAAAAAACATACAGATAACCATCTGCGGTGATAAATTATCTCTGGCGGTGTTGACATAAATACCACTGGCGGTGATACTAAACACATCAGCAGGACGCACTACTCACCAGGGCGGTGAATATACAACGATTCGAATATGAATCTACGGCGCTGACAAAGCGCAATAACCAAAGTGAACTTTGGGGTGTGGTGAATGGTTCATGGACGGGAATATGTCGCACGTAAAGCGGCGAGGCCTGCGGGACTATTGCCGAATTGAAGTAGGCCGAAACAGGTCGAAATGGGTCTCCCACCTACCACACCACCAAAGTTCATCAGGAGGTCTATATGACACGCAGAACTCAGTTCAAAGGCAATTCACGTTCTCGTCGTCGTGAGCGTTTAAAGGCAAAGGCATTAGCTAACGGCGTACTGGCCCGCGAAGAAGCAATAAGTTCAGAAGTATTACACCGCCCTACTCTAAGCAGAGCGCAGATTCAGGCTAAAGGTACTCACGAAACGCCTGAGCGCATAGAAGACGCTAAGCCAATTAAGTTCATGGCACAGGACGTGATCTGGCAACAGAAAGAATACAGACGCAATCTGGAGCGAGCGGCCATTGTGTACGCGAATGAGTTTGGACATAAGCAACCAGAAACTGGTGTATGTCTTCCAAATGTAGCTCTTTACGCGGCAGGCTACAGGAAATCAAAACAACTGACAGCAAGGTGACTTGTGTTGGTCGCCAGAAAATGAAATTAGGCAGCAAACCACTTATTTGAGGTGAGATATGACAAAATCATGGAGCGTACCTTTTCCTGAATCAGAAACTGAACATGATGGAATGCCTGTTTTCTGGAGATTCCAGGCGACAGTTGAAGAAGATGGGATAAAAATATTCGCACTTCAATATATATCTTTTCATCAGACAGAGCATTATGCATGGTTGGTTCCTGCGCATTGGATTGTTAATTTTAAACCAGCACCAAATCAGTGGTTACAGGAATGGAAACAAAGGAAAAATAGATATGCAATTAAGAAAGTAGCAAAAAATGCAGAAAGATCTTTTGCATTCCCAACGAAGAAACTTGCCATTGAGAGTTTATTACGCCGGAAGAAATACCATTTAATGAGAATCAAACAAGATTTGGCTGTTGTATCAACTCTTGTTGATGTGATGAAGAATATTGATACATCAACACCAGATATTGAATATAACTTTGGACACAACCAAGAAACAGAAAATTGGGTATTTTATTAGTACAAATAAGCACTGTGTATTCATTCCAACGAGTGAATACACGGAGCAATGTCGCTCGTAACTAAACAGGAGCCGACTTGTTCTGATTATTGGAAATCTTCTTTGCCCTCCAATGTGAGGGCGATTTTTTTTGACGGAGGATATATGAGTGAAGTAACAGATTTAGTTGTTATTGAAAAAGCAAATGCAATGACTGTATTTCAGTCTGCCGACCAGATTGAAGAAATTCTCCAAAAGGTTGAACGTGAAGTTATGTCCTTTGTGCCTGATGTTACAACGGCAAAGGGCAGAAAGGAGATCGCTTCTCTGGCGTATAAAGTTGCGCAGACGAAAACATATCTCGATGGTCTTGGCAAAGACCTTGTTGCTGAACTGAAGGAAATTCCAAAGCTAATTGATGCTAACCGCAAGACAGTGCGTGATCGCCTTGATGAGCTGAAAGCCAAGGCGCGCCAGCCTCTTACTGATTATGAGGAGGAACAGGCACGGATTAAAGCCGAAGAAGAAGCTAAGGCAGCAGCTGAAGCTCTCGCAAAGCAAATTGAGTCTGACCATGAAATAGCGATTTTGATGGATCGCGAATTTGACCGCCAAAGAGAAGAGGCAAGACTCAAAGCGGAGCAGGAAAAGCGAGAGCATGAAGAACGCTTAAAAAGAGAAGCTGAAGAGAAAGCCAGAGCAGAAGCCGAAGCAAAGGCAAAAGCCGAAATTGAAGCAGCAGCAAGGCGAGAAGCAGAAGCTAAGGCCGCAGCGGAACGTGCAGAGCGTGAACGCATTGAAGCCGAGCAACGAGCACAGCGCGAAGCAAAAGAGGCGGCAGAACGAGCTGAAAGAGAAAAGCAGGCGGCAATTGAAGCAGAACGCCGAAAAGCACAGGAGGAGGCTGAACGAATCCGGCGCGAGGCTGAAGCAAAAGAGCAAGCCAGAATAGCAGAAGGGAAAAGAATCAAGGACGAAGAAGAGCGTAGAGCAAAGGATAAAGCTCACCGGAAAGAAGTAAATAACAAAATACTTGCTGACCTTATCAAGGTTGGCGCATCAGAAGATGTTGCTAAAAATATCATAATAGCCATCGCAAAAGGCGAAGTATTCGCAACAAAAATAACCTACTAATAAAACCAACATAAGGAACCGCCCATGATTTACGCAATCGCGGGAGGCGCTCGCATGGGTGCCTTCCAATTAAATGAATCTTTACTTGAACGAATCACCCGTAAATTACGTGACGGATGGAAAAGAGTTGAGGTCTTATTATGCGCAATGAAATAGCCATTAATCACCAGATGCTTCGTGCGGCACAAAACAAAGCAGTAATAGCCCGATTTATTGGTGATTCAAAAATGTGGCTTGAAGCAAATAAAGAGATGAAATCAGCTATCAACCTTCCATGGTATCGCAGGAAATGAGTTTTACAGATAACTGGTCAGACGAAGAATTCATTCGTCAGATGAAAGAATTAATCGGTAACGAAGGAGATATTCATGTCACTTGCAACCACAGTGAAGGAGAGCAAGTTACAGAGACGCATGTACACGCAGAAAGCTCTCTGGTATCGCCATAATGGCGACCGCGAAGGAATGCGGGTATGCCTTAATTTGTCCCGAGTCGAAGTATTAAATCAGCGTTATTTTCTTGGGCCATGTCCATTCTGAGGTGAATTATGGATTTGAACAAATTCGATGAGCCATTCAGCCCTGAAGATATCGAATGGCGAATACAGCAAAGCGGTAAAACACGCGATGGCAAAGTGTGGGCTATGGTGCTGGCTTATGTCACGAACCGGGCAATCATGAAACGCCTGGACGATGTTTGCGGCAAAGCAGGATGGCGCAATGAATACCGCGATATTCCCAACAACGGCGGCGTTGAATGCGGCATATCAATAAAGATTGATTCCGAATGGGTAACCAAATGGGATGCTGCTGAAAACACGCAGGTAGAAGCCGTCAAAGGTGGTCGTTCCGGTGCAATGAAGCGCGCTGCCGTTCAGTGGGGAATCGGTCGGTATCTGTATAACCTTGAGGAAGGTTTCGCACAAACATCTCTCGATAAAAAGCAGGGATGGCACAGGGCAAAACTCAAGGATGGAACAGGATTTTACTGGCTCCCTCCATCGCTGCCGGGATGGGCAATACCAGCATCAGATAACAAACCATCACCAGAAAATACCAACCAGAAATCTCCATCGGTTGACTGTGAACAAATCCTGAAAGACTTCAGCGATTATGTGTCAACAGAAACTGACAAGAAAAAACTCATCGAGCGTTATCAGCGTGACTGGCAATTAATGGCTGGCAATGAGGAGGCGCAGGCTAAATGCGTTCAGGTAATGAACATCAGAGTTAACGAACTAAAACAGGCGGCATAAATGGCAAGCAGAGGCGTAAATAAGGTGATTATCCTTGGTCGGGTAGGACAAGACCCGGAAGTTCGATACTCACCATCAGGTACAGCGTTCGCTAACCTGACAATAGCCACGTCAGAACAATGGCGAGATAAAAATACTGGCGAGCAAAAGGAATTGACTGAATGGCATCGTGTTGCTGTATCCGGGAAACTGGCTGAGGTCGTGGGGCAGTATGTGAAAAAAGGTGATCAGATTTATTTCGAGGGAATGCTGAGAACCAGAAAGTGGAAAGACCAGTCAGGGCAAGACCGTTACACAACCGAGGTTCATGTCGGAATTAATGGCGTGATGCAAATGCTTGGCGGAATTGGCGACAGCAAACAACAAGCAGCCAGCAGGCAATCACAGAAGCCACAGCAGCAATCATCACCAGCACAACACAACGAACCTCCGATGGATTTTGACGACGATATACCCTTTGCACCAGTAACTCTCCCCTTCCCTCGTCACGCTATTCACGCAATTTAAGGACTTACATGAATCACTTAATGGTTGACCTTGAAACAATGGGCAACGGGCCATATGCGCCAGTTATTTCTATTGGGGCGGTATTCTTTGACCCGAATACCGGAGAAACAGGAGAAGAGTTCTCGGTAAATATCTCGCTTGAGTCATCAATGCGATATCGGGCGCGTCCTGACGCTTCAACGATTTTATGGTGGCTGGAACAGAGTGAAGAAGCCAGAAAATCGCTAACCAGCAACACTCAGGAGCTTTCAACGGCTCTTTCATGGTTATCTGAATTCATCATAAAGAACGCTAACCACAAATTCGTTCAGGTTTGGGGGAATGGAGCATCATTTGACTGCGTTATTCTCCGAAACAGTTATTCGCTGACAGGGCAGCCAGTTCCGTGGCAGTGGTGGAATGACCGCGACGTAAGAACAATCGTCGAACTTGGGAAGGTAATAGGATTCGACCCTAAGCGAGATATGCCATTCAAAGGAACTCGCCACAACGCGCTTGATGATGCCATTCACCAAGCCAAATACGTTTCAGCGATCTGGAAAAAGTTAGCTAAATAATCAACAGGAGAAAACCATGCCAGCGCCTCTGTATGGTGCGGATGACGCGCGCCGCTGTTCCGGCAATTCCGTATCGGAGGTGCTGGATAAATTCAGGAAAAACTACGACCGGATAATGTCGCTACCGCAGGAAACGAAAGAGGAAAAGGAATTTCGCCATTGTATATGGCTTGCAGAGAAAGAAGAACGCGAGCGAATTTACCAGACATCAATCCGACCATTCCGCAAAGCCACATATACCCACTTCCCTGAAATTGACCCGCGCCTGCGTAATTACCGCTCACGCTATGGCGCTATCAGTAATGACTGAGGAATTTACCATGAGAGGACTTGCATACAATCCCGGCATTCTTCCGGCAGAAATGATTATTCGCCAACGCGTAAAGCCAATGCCATCGAGAGAGGAATTGCTTAAGAGAAATTCTTTTCCTTCAGTGAATCAAAACAAATATCTGAATGCGATGTGGCGGAGTGGGAAGAAATGAAACAAATGTCACTAATTGAGATGGATGGATTTCTGAAAGGTAAATGCATCCCACGAGATTTAAAGGTTAACGAAACAAACGCTGAATATCTTGTCCGTAAGTTCGGTGAGCTTGAGTCAAAACTGGAAACGGCGTTGCGTGAGTGTCGTTCTGCTGGAGTCACGATTGATAACCTTGAGGCCAAGTGCGCGGCGCTGGCGGCGGAGAATGCGGGGATGAAGTCTACGGGGCGAGAATTGCTGAGTGAAGCGTGCAAGGCCTACGAGAAATTCAACGCCACTATCAGCTCTGATTCCAGTGACTTCATCGACGGGCAAACGCTGCATGAGTTTCAGTTTGTGCTTGATGTCGAAACCCCAGCCACCGATGCTTTTCTGGCTGAAGTGCGGGCGCAGGGGGTGGATGCTGCTATAGAAGCTGCAAAAAATCTGGTGGCCAAAGAATATGAGTGTAAGGATTTCAAAGCGGCGCAGAGTGATTGCTGTATGCACCCTGGTTCAGACCTGGTAGGGAAGGTTGAAATGACTGAGTGGTTAGTTGACTTTGCTGCCCAGCTTCGCAAAGGAGGCAACCAGTGAGCGGAAAAAGAATGACTAACAGAGAGCTTGTCGATGCCGCGATTAAGCTTGCTGGTGATTTTTATTCAATGATGGGGTACACGCATCGCCCAGGCTTCAAATATTGGGAGTCTCCTCACCCGCAAGAGCAACTGGTATTTCAAATGGCCTGCCGTGCTTTTGAGGTTATTCGCGGTTCTGATGTGATGGACGCCGTTGCCGACTTGGAGGATGAAGAGTGAACAAGATTGACTATCAGGCACTGCGTGAAGCGGCAGAGAAAGCCGGTGAAGATAAGTGGCAGGCTAAAAAAATAAATGGTGATTTTTTCGTTATTCGTCACGGTAGTTATACAAGACAGCATGGCTACACATTGTATCAACCCATTGCGGAGATTGATTGTAAGCCAGTCCGGGATTTTGTTGCCAAGGCTAATCCGGCTACCGTGCTGGAATTACTGGATGAACTGGAAGCAGCAAAAAAGCGCATTGCAGAACTGGAAGCGCGGGAAATACTGCTCCCGGAACGTAGCAGCATGCTTCATCGAACAGATTTTCACGATGATTACCAAACGGTAATGGCATACAAAGTTTCTGAAGTCATCGCTGCAATCCGCACCGCTGGCATTCGCATCAAAGGAGAGTGAGATGAACGCTATAACCAAAGAACGTATCAAATTATTCATTAAAAATCCGCTTGATAACGGACTTACTCGTGGCGAACAAATGGAACTGGCACGAATTGCACTGGCATCACTGGAACGCGAACTGATTCGCCACGAGCATGCCAAATGGTCTGACTCCACATTTGGCTGCGTTGGCCCCATTGGTCCACTGAAACACCTCTCAAAAGAGGCTCTGGAAGCCGCAGCCGAACCAGACGATCTCAGCGAGTGGGCTGATATGCAGTTCCTGTTGTGGGATGCACAGCGCCGTGCTGGTATCAGTGATGCTGAAATTACCGCTGCTATGGAAAATAAATTGAAGATCAACATGGAGCGCCAGTGGACTGAACCAAAAGATGGTGATCCTTGTTTGCACATTAAAGAACCCGGCAACTCTCCGGTAACTCCGGATGGTTGGATAAGCTGTAGTGAGCGAATGCCGGAAGACACCAAAATGTTACTGGCATTTAGTCAAGGTCAAATAGTGGCAGCATATTGGAACTGGGTAGTGAGTCCAATTGATTACAAAAAATACAGAGCTTTCACATATTTATCAGGCAATATCTTGGATGACGTAACCCACTGGATGCCACTACCGGAACCGCCGCAGGAGGCAAAATGATGGATGTAAAAGAGAAGGTTTTGCAGGTGATGCGTTCCCGTTCTGCCCTGCAAGAGAAAGCTCTCGGCGGGGAATATCCATTCACGATAGCAACCTGGAATCTGCGGTTGGCAATGGAGAAGGAATTTCCTGATGAAGAATGGTGTTCGGCAGATTTGCGCAAAATTCTTATGGAGCTGGCTAAAGACGGAGCAGTATCCAAAGATACCCATGCCAGCCGGATTGGTCAGGCGGTATGGAGACTGGAGGTGCGGTAATGGCTAACCTGCAACTTGCCGTCAAAGGTGAATAACAATCCTCGAACTCGCGGGGATTTCTTTTATCTGAGCTCGCTACGGCGAGTTTTGTTTTATGGAGATGATAAATGCACTTCCGAGTCACAGGTGAATGGAATGGAGAACCATTCAACAGAGTTATCGAAGCCGAGAACATCAACGACTGCTATGACCACTGGATGCTGTGGGCGCAGATAGCACATGCAGACGTAACCAATATTCGAATTGAAGAACTGAAAGAACACCAAGCCGCCTGATGGCGGTTTTTTATTACCTGATTTGCAGGTTCGATTCCCTATTCGGAGATAGCACTCATGCAACACGAACTACAGCCTGATTCCCTGGTTGATTTGAAATTCATCATGGCCGATACTGGCTTCGGTAAAACCTTCATCTATGACCGGATTAAGTCCGGAGACCTGCCTAAAGCCAAAGTTATCCACGGGCGAGCAAGATGGTTATATCGTGACCATTGTGAATTCAAAAATAAGCTCTTAAGCCGCGCCAATGGGTAA